AGAGGCTGGACAGGTGAGCGTGGCAAAGCTGCTCGTAGAAGATGGAATTGTTAGATGGCGTTATCAACTTATGACGAACTAAAAGCTAGTGTTGCGGATTTTTTAAATCGCGGTGACTTAACCTCAGTTATACCTGATTTTATTAAGATGGCCGAAGCGGATATGAACCGCAAGATTAGGCATTGGCGTATGGAAAATAGGGCGTCTGCTACGATTAGCTCTCAGTACAACGCTTTACCGACTGACTTTCTTGAGCCAATTAGGGCGCATATTGAGACAGGTGATTATAGGCCAATAGAACTTGTTTCGCAGTTTGAGATGCAACAGCGCCGCAGAAACAACCTGGATGCATCTGGTAAGCCTAGTTTTTATTCTATTACGCAAGGTGAGATGGAGATATACCCAACGCCAGATGGTAATTATGGTATAGAGTTAAACTATTATGCAAAGATACCGTCTTTGAGTTCATCTATAACTACAAATGCTATCCTTACTAATTTTCCAGATGTTTATTTGTACGGCTCGTTAATTCATGCGGCTCCTTATTTGCAAGAAGATAACAGAACAACGACATGGGCTGCGTTGTATCGAGCCTCAATTGATGGTATAAACTCTGAAAGTGACCAGGCTAAGTTTGGTGGCACTGGTAGGCGCATGAGGGTGAGGGCGTACTAATGGCGACTATTGTAAAACGTGCAGTCAAGGGCGCTCCGCTAACACATGATGAAGTTGACGCTAACTTTGACAATCTCAATACAGAATTAGCAACAAAAATTGGCGGTAATGGTGGCACTGTTAATGATGATAAAATTATTAACTTTGGCGATAGCAACGACTTACAAATTTATCACAACGCTACGGCGAGTGACGCTTACATTTTAAACAACACTGGCGAGTTATACATTCGTGGCGATAATATTACGCTAGGTTCTGTAGACCCAACAAGCCCAACATTTATTACAATGGATGAAGATGGCGCTGTTGAGTTATACTTTAATAACAGTAAAAAAATGGAAACTACCACAGACGGTATTAACGTCTTTGGTAAGGTTAACGCGACTGACACATTAGAAATTAAAGGTGATTTAGTTGCTGAAGGTAACTTAGAAGCGGCAGGCATTAGCGTTACTGAGGGCGTAACCGCCGCAGGCACATCTGCGTTTGGTAATATCCAAGCTAGTGGTTACATAAGTGCAGAAGGTAATGTTATCACGCAAGGTGAGTTGGCTACAGAGGGTGGCTTAACATCTGACGGTGATGTGCAGATAAATGCAAATGCTGTAGCAACAGGAAGTGTTACAGCAACAAGTTTTATTGGCGGTGCTATATTAGGCACAAGCCTTAACATTACTGGTCTAAGCAGTTTAGGTAATGACTTAACTGTAACAGGTAATGTGGACGTTTCTGGCAATATTACTGGCACTTTTACAGGTGCGGTAAATGCTACGACAGTGACAACAACAGGCGATATTACGTCTGGAAGTAATGTTATTGCTACTGGAAGTATTACTTCTGATAGCATAGCAGCAAATGGTTCCATCTCTGGTGGGGCTATCAGTTCAACAGGTGCGATAACGTCAGGTGGCGGTATTAATTCTGTTGGCGATGTAACTGTAACTGGTGCGTTAAGCGTGACAGATGCAGAAACAACTAGGGCCAACCTCGATGTCGATAGGGCAGGGGAAGCATTGGCCTTTGCTATAGCCTTGGGTTAAACGAAAAGGAGAAAATCATGGCTGACGCAGCGAAAGCTACAATGGAAGTAACAGTCCTTCCAGATGAGATTGCAAAAACATTCTCAGCAACTACGACTGTAACCCCTGAAGATGTAAACGATAAGTGGTATTACAAGTTATCCGCAGTCAACAACACAAGCTCTGACTTAATTGCAGGCGTGTTTACTGATTATACGGCTGTAGATAGCTCAACAGCACCAGTGGCAATAGACCCTGCTGCTGATAAAGTAAAATTTATCTACATCAAAAACGTAGACGGTAACAACGGCACTATTTATGTGACTTTTGACGGTACTGCGGCAACGGCAACAAATACTGCGGCTGTAGTTATTGGCCCTAACGAAGCACATTGCGGTCGTTATCCAAATACTTTGGTCGAAGGTGTTAATGCCATTTCTTCAACTGGCACAGTAGAAGTTATCGTATGTGCGTTAATTGATGACGCAGCTTAACAAGTAGAGGTATAGCACATGGCTAATGTATTCAAAAATTACACGGCATCTTCTGTAGGTACTACTGAGGAAACTGTGTACAATGTTCCATCGGCAACTACGTCAGTGGTCATTGGTTGTAACTTAGCCAATGTGCATACCGCTCAAATAAAAGTATCGGTCAAGGCTGCAAACGTATTTTTGGTAAAGGATGTTCCCTTACCTAGCGGTGCGGCCTTGTCTGTTTTAGATGGTAAGGTTATTCTTGAACAAGGTCATGCGGTGACTGTCGAGAGTGACACGGATAAGTCCGTTGACGTTATTTTGAGTGTTCTGGAGCAAACATGAGCAAGCAGAATGAGTTAGTTAATCTTGCAAGAACTGGCGCATCAGGCGGTGGTAATAAAAACCTCATAATTAATGGAGCTATGCAGGTGGCGCAAAGAGGTACAAGTCATACGACAGCAACTTCATATACTTTAGATAGATGGAATATTAGCCAAACCACAGACGGAGCAGTAACAATAACACAAGATAGCTCTGTTCCAAGTGGGTCTGGTTTAGCTAATAGTTACAAGTTAGATGTTACCACAGCAGACACATCTATTGGTTCTTCTCAAAGAGTTTTTCCTCACCAAATTATTGAAGCACAAAACTTACAACACCTTCAATACGGAACATCTGAAGCAAAATCTATAACTCTTTCTTTTTATGTCAAAAGTAATCTAACAGGAACATACACAGTATTGTTTTACAATAGTGACGCTAGCAAACATCAGTCAGCTACTTATACCATAGACGCTGCCAATACATGGGAGCAAAAAAAGATTACAATACAAGGCGATACGGCATCTGGTTTCAACGATGACAATGGAGCAGGGTTAGAAATATCGTGGTGGTTAGCGGCAGGGTCTAATTTTACAAGTGGTACTCTCGGAACAGGGTCATGGCAAAGTGAAACAGCGGCAAACAAAGTAAGTTCTAGTAATGTTAATATTATGAGTAGCACAAGTAATGAATGGTATCTTACTGGTTGTCAGCTAGAACTAGGAGAAAAATCCACGCCCTTTGAGTATCGGTCATTTGGGGATGAGTTGCAAAAGTGCCAAAGGTACTTTCAAAAATCTGTGCTTAACGGCACTGTTAGTTATCCTAGTTCTGATGGATATGGGAGAGGAAGTTATTTATTTCCTGTGCGAATGAGGGCAGATCCTACGGGGTCTTATACGGACGGTGTTACTGGTGGTTCTGCACTTGCTAATGAAACAAACACTGATGGGTTTTTTATGACTTATCAAAGTTTAGCTGCTAGTCAGGCAGGTCAGTATAGTTGGACAATGGATGCAGAGTTATGAACATAGAAAATGCAAAATACAATAAACGTTTAGGAACAGATGAGGTTTTCCAAGTCAAAGCTACAATAGACGGTGAAGAGTTATGGATACCAATGTCAGAGGACAACCGTCACTACAAAGCAATCCTCGAATGGGTTGCAGACGGTAATACCATAGCGGAGGCTGACTAATGGCAGGGTACATAGGCGCAAACACTAGCTCAGTAACCAACAACCAAAATGCGGCTGAACGTAGAAAGAAATTTACGTTTACAGCTAACACAACTGTTCTATCTGGTTTAAATTTTGCGCCTCAAAAAATACACATATTCCACAACGGAATTAGGTTGGTCAGGACGACAGATTACACCGAAGCCGCAGATGGAAAGAGCGTAACCCTTGTTAACGCTGCACAAGCAGGCGATGAAGTGGTAGCGGTTACGTTTGCACAAGACCCTGCGTCTAATCCAAGCTATACCGATGCTGATGTTGATGCACATCTATTAACGGCAGGCGTCACGCTCGATGCAACGAATGATCGATTAGGTGTAGGCCAATCAAGCCCACAACAATTAATAGACGCCAGTGCGGCTAGTGCAGACACAAGAATACGAGTTCACAGTAATACAAACTCTACACCCTCCGCAGGCATAGAATTAATGCGAGGCACAAATACAACCTTTGGCGCAGACGCATACACTGATTTTCGTATTGAAAATATCAACGGTGGACACCTTACGGTTAGCACTGGTGAAAGCGGCACCACAACGGAGCAGTTTCGTGTGAATAGCGATGGTCATGTAACAAAACCTAATCAGCCAAGTTGTTTGGTAAGGGCTGGAAATGCTAATCACGGTATAGGTAATGGAATAAATGATGCTGTAGGTTTTAACTCAGCTAACAGTGCAACTGTTTTACACAATGATGGTAATCATTGGAGTCCAAGTTCATATACTTTTACCGCACCCGTGACAGGACGTTATCATTTTTCTTTAAATCTTTATACCGTAACAACAGGTTCTGGTAGCTATGTCGGTTCTGCACTTCAATTTAGCAATATAGGCGCAGTTTATTGTTTTGCGGAAAATGGAAGTGATGTGAATTGTACTATGTCTATGGTTGTAAAAATGGCCGCTAACGACACTGTTTACCCAAGAACATACGGACACTCTAGTTACACGCAAACATATATTGGCTCACATTCATATTTCAGTGCTCATTTATTAGGTTAGGAGAAACAAATGCCAGATATTACAGTAAGTTTAACATCCACTGAGCAAAAGTGCATGGAGTATGCGGCTGTGTCTGTGCAAGATTGGGCAGATAACGCCTTAACAAACAGAGCTAGAATAGCAAAAGATGAGATTATTGCTTTGCTCGTAGCCCACTGCAACGCAAATGACGTAGCTATAGCGACAGGCGAAGACGCACAAATTACACAAGCCTACGAATTAGAAGTAGTTAAAACGGCGGCGGCTAGAAACGCAGAAGTGAGTACACCAGAATAATGGCAGGCTATATCGGAACAACAGGCTCTACGCCCCAAGCTACCCAGACGCGAGATGTATTTACTTGCACTGGCGGTGAGACTTCCTTCGCAACAGGGGGTTACACTCCTAACTATGTTGACGTATTTTTAAATGGCATAAAAATGCAAGTGGGTGTGGACGTAACCGCAACTAATGGTTCTGATGTGGTGTTTACAACGGCTGTAGCGGCTTCTGATATTGTCGAGGTTATAGCATACAAAACATTTGAGGTTGGCGGCGCGGCAGGCGGTGGATTGTTTAAAGGTGATAACGGAACATCTGGAAGCAGCGCAGGCGATATATTTAGAGT